TGAATATTGGTCGCGCTAAAGATCGCTGATCATTCAATTGGATTAAACCACATCACGACACCCCCTTCGCGTTCAACCCATTCTCTTGTTGCGTACGCTTCCTCTTTCGGAAGTGTTGCGCATTTTTTTTCGTCGCCTACGTGCCAACAGATATTCACCCGGATCCTTGGATCTCTTTTTACTTTCATTTGTTCACAAGAATTGCCCAGCCAGTGTTCGGTCCATCTACTTCCCAACGACGCAACCAATTCTTGCGGCTGTAACGGATTCCATCACCCGCTTTGGTTTTATTGCTGACATACCCACCTTTTACCATGTCCGCTTCTCCGTACGGATCATTATGGACAAAGTGTGTAGGGGTGAATCCACGGATTACAGACCAATGCCCACCACCAGATGGTTTTATAGCAGTGCCGTAGTGCAGCCATCCACAAGCAATTGGCCTGCCATTACGAATTTCATTCTCAATAATTGCAGCATTGCCATTAGTAATGAACTTTGCATTGAGTCCCAGGTGCCTCAGTGCTTTTAACTGAGCCATGGAATCAGTTGTGTCACCAAAGTTTTTACGGATCCTGTTATACTCATCATCTGATTTAATTTTGTTATAGAAAGCTGCAATCATTGCACAGCTAGAAGAGAAACATTCCCTGGAACCAGTACCTGACTGGTTGTCCAGTTGATGAAAGTATGGAACAGTAAGGATCTTTTCACTGATGACATCAGGACCAGCTGGTGGTTTACCTACTTCGCGGTCCATGATTTGAATGAGTTTTGTTGCGTAGTCTGGATCTGTGGCGTAGCGTTCTGCTACAAGAAGATTTGCACACTCGTTGCGACTGGATGCGCGATTGACACCCTTGAAATTGCTGTAGTCCTTGTACCAGCGATCAACTAAGTACTGGATACAGGAAGCAAGATCAGGAAAATCAAGAAAATCTGCGTTGATTTCGATCCATTTGTCATTGATGAATTCTTTGGTGCCAGCCGAACTTCCCTTACCTTTCAGTCCAAAGTAATTGTTCTTGCCTGAGGTGTGTTTACCGTACCCGCTTTCCAATGCCCATTGAGCAGCAACAACTTCTGGGAATTTTGCACCTGCTTTTTTTGCATATTTCAATACACCATCCCAGGTGTTGGCAACAGGTTTATTATCAACCGGTTGTTGAATTACAAGTTCTGGATTTCTGTACAGACGTTCAAACTCTTCTTTTTGTTCTGGAGTAAGAATTGAATTCAACCAACGAAAAGCCCTGACCTGGTGGTCAAGACCATTGAAATGCGTTGCGGCATCTACTAAATTTATAGTCATTTTCTTATTAATGCCTTCATTACCACTATAAAATAACCAATAAAAAATGCGGCCGTATTGACCGCACTCCTTATGTAGCTCTTTGCTAAATCACTTGTCTTTTTCTAAAACCTCAGGTTGAACTGTTTCTTCCGGGGCAAATTCCAAAGATTCAATCAGTTGGCCAATCAGGTTACCAGAGAATTGAATCAGGTTGGCATCACCAGTTGCCCTGGCAGCACTAAAAGAATTGATTGCGGAGATCAAATCAGATTTTTTACAAGCCATGAGATAGCAATAACTTCAAAAATTATAACAAGGATCACCATGGCGTACCAGCAGCAGAAGTGGGATGAATCTTTTGCTGAATTTGATTGTGCAGTGACTCTTCAATAGAAACAACTTGATCAACGCCAAGAGCACCAAGAACCAAGTTGACAACTTCTTGTTTGGTCAGTTGGTCAAAGGGAACGAAAGAAACGGGATCAGGATCACTAAGACCAATGCTTCCGTATGCACCAGTCGTTTCACCGTTTTCTTCCAGAGAAGCCGTCCAGTGAACTGTGTATACAGCACCGTCAGGACATGTTTCACCATCGGGAAGATGGCGTTCCATGTTGGCAATATCTCAAGTAGTGTTAGCCATAACAAAAGTGTTTTTTTATTTTACATTAACGTTTTGTAACGCGTTTAAAATCTTCCATAAACTCCTTCCCCATTAGTTTTTCAATGTCACCAGGCTGAAGATTGTTAATCAGCTTCATACATTCTTTAAACCGTCGCTCGTTTTCTTCTTCTGTGATTTGCCCCTTTGTCATTGTATTAAATCAAGGCTTTACCGGCCACTTTACGTCCCAAGGAAACCCTGGCTGTTGAGGAATATCTCGTAATTGCTGTCGATAGCCGCTCCAAATGGCGGAGACGTTGTCGGGAATGTCCTTTACCTGGGTCCAGTCGCAGTCGGCTAGGTGCTGGTTGCGGTCGGTGCGGACTTCGACGGCCTTGGCGTTGGTGCGCTCGGTGATTTGTTCGGGCGTGGCCGGTGTTTCAATCCACTGCTCTACCCATTTGCCGCTACGTTTGATAGCTGTGCGCTCCAGGTTGATGGCGTAGCTGTCGGCAGGTTGCGGTGCAGGCGTGACGGGGAACACACCGAAGTCGGCTGCTACTTCGTCCGTGATTTCAATGGGCCAACTAGTACCTTTGTTTTCAAGGCGCAGGTCAGGAAGCGTGTATGGGTATTGCACCAGGCTGCCATCTGGTGCGGTCTTGACGTAAAACATTAGGGTGCCTCCATTTCGGTCAGTTGGTCCGCGATGACATCACGGATGATGATGGTTTTAAGCTGTTCGGTCTTGTGGGACTCCAGCATCTCAATGAGGCGATCGCGGAACTCGATCATGGCTGGGTTGTCTGCGTGCTCGACGTTGATTTTGTCGATTGCACGAGTGTAGTTGTCGATGTTGATCTGGTAACCCAGGATCTCATCGTTGCGGGCCTCAAGGGCAGACTGAAGCGTTTCAAGTTTGTTCATAAGTAATTACGCGGGACTAAATGCTACACTACGTCCAGTGCCAGTAGGTAATGTAGCAGGATCTGAATATTTAGTACCAAAGCCAGATGACCATGGGTAGACGCTGATATATGGTGAACTTTCATGTGCAACTGCAATATTTGCGCCATCTGGACTAAATGCTACACTACGTCCAGTGCCAGTAGGTAATGTAGCAGGATCTGAATATTTAGTACCAAAGCCAGATGACCATGGGTAGACGCTGATATATGGAGTGCCAAAATGTGTAACTGCAATATTTGCGCCATCTGGACTGAAGGCTACGGAATATGCAACGTTATTGGGTAATGTAGCAGGATTTGAATATTTAGTGCCGAATCCAGATGACCATGGGTAGACGCTGATATATGGAGTACCGGAATGTGCGATTGCGATATTTGCACCATTTGGACTGAAGGCTACGCCATTCCCACCGCCATTAGGCAATGTAGCAGGATCTGAATATTTAGTACCAAATCCAGATGACCATGGGTAGACGACGATGCGTGGAGAATTAGCACGAGCTATTGCAATATCTGTACCATTTGGACTGAAGGCTACGCCATTCCCAGTGCCAGGATCAGGAATTAGTAACGGAGGATTTGAGTATTTAGTACCAAATCCAGAAGACCATGGATATACGCTGATATATGGTGAACTGTCATGTGCAACTGCGATATCTGCACCACTAGGACTAAAGGTTACGCCATGCGCAGTGCCTGCAGGTAATGTAGCAGGATTTGAGTATTTAGTACCAAAGCCAGATGACCATGGATATACGCTGATATATGGTGAACTGTCATATCCAACCGCAATATCTGCACTACTAGGGCTGAAGGCTACGGAATATGCAGCAGCAAGAGCAGTAGGTAATGTAGCAGGATTTGAGTATTTAGTACCAAAGCCAGATGACCATGGGTAGACGCTGATATATGGAGTAATGGAATGTGCGATTGCGATGTTGCCACTGTAAACGCTGGTGCCTTTACTAGCTGCCAGTGCTTTATTTGCTAACATCACGCATCTCCTACACGAGCGCCGTACACTTGTGTGCTGACCTTCCACAGTATAATGGCGGTATAACCAGTTGTGTTCAGTGTTGGTGCAGAGCCAGAATCAGTTTTCCACACCACACCACTACCGCCCCAGGTGGCATCAGTCCACGTGAGAGTATAAGCGCTGCCGTCGTCCACCATCAGCGTCACGGCTTCACCGGCAGCGAAGTTGGTGGCTTTTGGTGTGCGGCTAGCGCCAAGGGTGATCAACTGCACACTGCCATTACCTGGGTCGATCTCAAAGGCTGCACCATCGGTGATGGTGAAAACGTCCTCGAGAATCGTGCCGGTGATCGACGGATCGGTCAGTGTCTTGTTGGTCAGTGTCTGAGTGCCGGTCAGCGTCACGTCGCCAACAGTGGCCCAGGCCAAGGTGCTCGATCCGTTGGTTGTCAATGCTTGACCGTTGAACCCGTCTGCAGCGGGCAGCGTCCAAGTGACGTTAGATGCCACAGTTGCAGGTGCCTGGAATGCAACCCAGTTGCTGCTATCACTGTCGGCAAACCGCAGATCGCCTTGGGCTTTAATTTCGACGTTGCCATTCGCATCAACAAACAACCGCCCAGTACCATTAGTTGAGATGGCTACTTGGTCAGCACCAGGGCTGTAGATACCAGTGTTGGGATCACTAGCGAAGGAAATACTTGGATTAGTAACTGATCCAGTTGCAAATACACCAGAAGTAATAGTATGAGTTCCACCACTAATACTTGTAAAGTTACCACTTGTAAAGTTTGCAGTAGTACCAGTGACCGTGGTACCAGAAACAGTAACAAAATTTGCAGTGGTTCCCGTAACCGTTGTTCCTGTAACCGTGGTAAATCCAGCGGTTCCACCAGTAACGCTGGTGAATTGACCAACGTTTCCAGTTACGGTCGCGCCTGAGACTTGAGTTGTAAAGACACCTGATACGGCAGTTAAATTACCAAACTGACCAACTGCACCAGTTACGGTTGCACCAGAAACCGTTGTGCCGCCACGAATAACATCACCAGAAACTGTTCCGGTAACAGTTAAGTTGCCCGAAGTAGAAGCAACAATACCAGAAACGGTAATCGTTTGGTCAACTCCACTATTGGTGAAGATAATGTTATCAACTTTTAAAGTACCGTACGGCATGACTCTTGTTACTTTTTCTTTATTTTAACTGAAAGAATTAAGGAAGAATTGTAATCGTTCCTCTGATAATCAAACCTGCGTCACCGGAGATAACACCGGAAGAAATAAGAGCTGGTGTTGCTCCAGATGGTGCAGTAAATACGCCCGATACGCCTGTTACATTTGTAAACTGAGCAGCAGTTCCTGTAATAGTAGTGCCTGTAACAGTAGTAAACCCTGCAGTACCACCTGTTAGCGTAGTGAACTGACCAATGTTTCCTGTAACCGTAGCCCCTGAAACACTTGTTGTTCCAACAATGGTTACGCCTGTGATATTTGTGGCTTGAACTGCAGCACCCGTAATTGTTTGCCCGGATACTGTACCAGTAACACTAACACCAGAGCTATAGTAACCAGAGCCAAGTGTAAAAGTATTTCCAGAAAAAGTAAGGTCTCCTCCAAATGCCTGGTTAACTGCTGTTAAAAACTGAAAAACGCCCGATGTAGCGTTAATAGTGTTACCAGTAATTGTGGCACCGGAAACCCTTGTTGTGAATACACCGCTAACCCCAGTAATTGTTGATGCATTTATTGTGTCACCAGTTATTGTTTGCCCAGATATCTGAGAGGTGAATACACCTGAGACACCCGTAAGCGTCGTGAACTGCCCGATATCACCGGTGACAGTTGCTCCTGACACCTGGGTTGTAAAGACTCCTGATTGGAAATTGGCTGTGGTTCCTGTAATCGTTGTTCCGGTAACTGTTGTGAATCCTGCGGTATTTCCCGTGAGAGTTCCAAATTGTCCTGCATTGCCGGTAACAGTTGCTCCACTTAATTGAACAAAGTTTCCAGATGTGAAATTTACAGTTGTTCCAGTGACAGTAATTCCCGTTAAAGTGGTAAAACCAGCCGTTCCACCAGTAATTGTTGTGAATTGACCTAAGGCGCCCGTAATGGTTGCCCCGGAAAGTTGAGTTGTATAAACACCTGATTGGAAATTACTTGTAATACCAGTTACCGTTGTGCCGGTAACACTAGTCGTAAAGTTAGCCGATACAAAATTAGCGTTTGTTCCAGTGACAGTAACCCCGCTTAATGTGCCACTAACATTGACTCCAGACGCAAAGAAACCAGAGCCAAGAACAGAAAGGTTTCCTGAAACAGTTAAATTATTTTGAACTGTGTGACCACTGGTAATTAGGGTTGCAAACGTACCTGTTGTTGCATTAACCGTATTGCCGGTGATGGTGGCACTAGAAATTTGAGTTGTGAAAACACCAGAAATTCCGGTAATTGTTGAAACTCTTACCGTATTACCAGTAATGGTTGCCCCGGAAATCTGATCGGTAAATACACCAGATACTCCGGTAATATTTGTAAACTGAGCCGTATTTCCAGTTACGGTTGCACCTGAGATACGCTCAGTAAAGACCCCACTGACACCAGTGATGTTTGCAAATCTTCCAGTGTTTCCTGTGATTACAGCACCCGACAGTTGCGAAGTAAAAACTCCAGACGCGCCTGTGACAGTTGCAAAGTTGGCTGCATTTCCTGTAACAGATGCACCAGAAATTTGACCAGTAAAAACACCTGACTGAAAATTAGCTGTTGTCCCCGTAATTGTTGAACCAGTCAGAGTTCCTGTTACAGTTACACCAGAGGAGAAGAAAGAGTTTCCTAATTCTCTGAACGTACCACTAACCGTTAAATCCCCTTGGGTAGTATGGCCGCTCGTCGTAAGGTTCTGAAAAGTTCCGCTTATAGCATTGACAGTAGTACCAGTGATGGTTGTGCCGCTAATAGTACCAGTGACACTCAGGTTGTTTTGAACAAAAATACCACTGAAGTTAGCAGCTCCAGTCGAAGTAATTGCGTTAAACGTTGCTTGGCCTGTGACCGTAAATGTACTGTTAATTAATAAGGGACCTGTCATGGTCCCACCACTAAGCGTTAAGTATTTTGTGTTAAGGTAGTTGCCGAATTCGTTTAAGGTAATTTTTTTATTTTTTAACGTCGGGTCAACTTCAAAGACGCGAACAAGTGTCAACAGATCTTGGTCTGCCAAGATTGCGCCTTGAATTGAAGGCAGTTCTGTGATCCTTCTATTGGCCACCTATATCAAAAACAAAGCCTATGTAATTGATTATAGGTGGCCCTAGTTCGAAAGATCTTATTTCACTTGAATTTCAATACGCGGCAAATTCTGAGAAGCAAATCCCCAGATCCACTGGGCTCCAGTGACAACACCAATTGACAGTGCAAAAATTACAATGAGTTCTGCAACTGTCAAATTACGCCTTACGTAAACAACCTTAGGCTGTTCAAAAGGAGATACTACTGGCCCCTTAATTGGTTCGGAGATCTGATACACCTTCTTTTCTTGTGGTTGCTGCTGTTGTGCCATGTATTGAGCAACGGCAAGCTCCCTGGCTTGTTGCTTCATTTGCTCCAGGACTTCAGGCGTGATCTGCCCTGGGATCGATTGATTCATTTGAGGAGGAATACTGGAAGGAATTTGGTCTTCCATAAAGCATGCAAAAGGTTTACAAAAAGACTAGCATCTAAACAGATTGATTGTTGCAATGAATTACGGATTGCGAAAAGGATTAGA